GTTCCTCGACTTAAAGCTTGACACGGTGTTGTTCACACTGATCTGAGTCGTGGCGTCGAGGATCTGGTTGGCGTAGGTGTCGTATTCCTTGATATCCATCAGGTAGATCGCATCGAAGCGGTCCTCGACCTTGGAGAGAGCCGTATCCGTGATCCTGTTGGTGCGGATGCCCGGGATTGCAAGGATCTGGATGTCGACGTCCGACTTCTCAGCCATGACATCGATTGCCTTGAGGAACGATGCGACCGTCGGACCAGAGATGTCTCCCTGGTTCTCTGAGTCGTCCATCTCGCGCTGCGCTGCGATATCGCTGAGCTTTGACTTCTCCTCGTCGAAGATGTTAACACCATCGAATCCACCCTGCATGAACATCGTGAACTTGTAGAAGTTCTGGCTCGCAGCCTCTCCAAAGTCCTTGTCGACTGAAAGGAATCGACCCGGCTGTGTGGTGCCATTCTTCTTGGTGAGAGAAGATGCCAGGGTGCCATCTCTACGGTAAACTGCGGCAGCCCACTCTGCAGAATCGACATAGTCACCATCTGAGCTGGTCACGACCTGGACGCGCTCGAGAGTGAACAGGTTGTTATTGAATCTGTCAGCATCGTAGACGGTTCCGTTCGAGTCAAGGGCCTCCTCGTTGTCCCCAACCCAGACCGCCATGTTTGTGGTGTCGTAGATTGGGAAGTACTTGGCGAATCCAACCATGCTCGAGTCGATGGTCGTGTTCTTGTTCGGCTCTGTGAGGCTGTCGAGGACATCGAACTGCGCACCCCAGTAGAGGTTGGAGTCCACGGTGGTCTTTGGCGATACGCCCCTGGTGAGGCTCTGCCTGAGCGGTATTGGAGGCTGCACGAGGCGCCTTGTCCAATCTGTGCTGGTGATGTCCCCGTTGTCTGTGTTGCCAACAGACATGATGCTCGATCCAGATGTGACCAAGTGGTATGGACCACGGAATCCGACTGGGAGCGTCTCAGGATCAACGCTGGCATCAGCGACCTCGTCAGAGACCTCTACCCTGATGTACTTCGAAAGATTCGGGAAGTTTCCGTCAATTACAAGCTTCTGAGAACCAGCAGACTTGTCGAAGTCGTAGAACGTGTGCGTATCGCCGATTCTTCTCGCAATGTAGCTATTTGAGCCTGGGTTCAGGTCCAGGCCTCTGAATGACTCAAGGACAACAGGCTTTCCATCAACGTCATTGAAGTCTCTGACCACGACATCGAAAGTTCCATAGCTGCCATCAACCTTTGACTTCTTGACGTTCTCAATGGAGATCTTGAAGTCGAAAGTTGCGCTAGCGCCGTCATCAAGTGCATGGAACTTGAATAGGTTCTTGTTCTTTCCACCGAACTTCTGCGAAATCACCTGTGGAGAGAATGCAGTGCGGTACCTGTCTCCAAATCCCTCGAAGTTTGGAATGTTTGCATTGCCCGTGTTCCTTGACAGCGAGCTCGTGAGCAGGAAGGCACTGAGCTCAACATTTCCAGTCTTCGCTCTGATGTTGTATCCAGATCCAGTGACTGCAGCGACAGCTGGGTACACATCGTAGTGTGAGTACAGATAGTGTCCTGCTTCCTGGACTAAAGTCGGATCTGTATTGAGAACGTTCGCAAAGTAGTTCGGCGAAGATGGTGACATCGAAGCCGTGAGTATGTTGGGGTACTGCGAAGTAGCAATATGACCGTTGAGCACCAGTGTGAACGACTGGTCAGAGCTTAGAAGGTTCAAGTTTCCTATGTGGGAACCACCATCTCCCACGCCAGCTATAGTTGATGGCAAATTTCCATTTGACCCACTTGACAGCGCTAAATTGACTCCCGAGGCAGCCATCAGCACGCCACGCAGAACTGGAATTGCACCTGTTTGCGTGCCAGTCACTGTCGGACCAACAAGGCCGGCGCTTGAGAAGAATGTACTGCCAGCGCTCTCTGACATGAAAGCGCCAAGGAAATAAGTGCGTCCCGCGACTCCAAGCTCAGTAGCGTAAGGATTCTTGCCGAGAAGACCAGTAGTTGGATTCACCAATTTAGATCCAACCACAAATCCAGCATTCTTTACAGCGCCAGAGTAGACTGAGCTGCCATCAGCATTGATCGTTGTCGAACTAACTCTCTTCTGACCATCGCCAACACCGAGGACTCTGACATAAGTTCCGGCGCGGGCGTTCTTGAACCACTCGTTCATTGCGAGCGGCCCAAACTTCTCACCATCAGTATCGCCAAAGGTCGCGACAAAGTCTTGGTATGTGGCCACCGTCACTGGGACGAAGGCCGGTCCAAAATTTGCCGTGCCAATCACTCCCGCTGGAGTTCCCTGGGGAGCAATCGCTGTAGGACCCGTGAGGTCTATTTCTCTAGTGCTAACGCCTGGGCTCTTAAACTTTAGCTCCATTTGCCTAACTCCTAATCTCTGTTGTAACTATGTCTCAAGCGAAGATTACACCACTGTTCGTGATGATGAAGTCAATTGAGATGAATTCTATGGCACGGGTCGGAACGAGGACGATCCTTCCATTGAGCTTGTTCTGCTCGACGTCCGACTGGGTGTTGTTGGTGTCATCCATGATAACCTTGAACTTCTCGATACCAGCCTGGGACTGGACGAGCGCCAGGATTGGCGTGACCTGTCCGATGAACCTTGCACGGGTTGCGGCATTGTTCGGCTCGAACAGCAGATTGTTTGCGACCTGGACGACGAGGCGCTTGACCTCGAGAAGCATTCTGCGGACGTTGACCCTATCAAGGGCGCTCTTTGCCATCTGCAGGGTCTTCTGTCCGAAGATCACATAACCGCCGTTCGGGAAGTTTGCTATCGGGTTGATCCTTGCATCGTACAGGTTGTCCCTATCGGCGGATGAGAGGCGAACCTCACTGTTCCTCACGAAAGATAGACCACCGCGATTGAATCCTGCCGGAGCGAACCACGGGTAGGAGACCTTGTCGCTGTAGCCAAGGGCGCCGAGCGCCGCTACGGATGATGGGACCTTGACTGGCCTGTTGTTGACTTCGTCATTGATGTACACATCTGGGAAGTAGGCTGCCGTGTAGTTGTTATCTACCTGGCGTCCCTCGAACTGCTCGATCGTCTCCCTGACGTCTCTCCTGGCAGAAGAGTCATCGTACAGCCTGTTGCCACTCTCGTCGTAGTGCTGGAAGTCCATGAGGTACATGGCCATTGAGTAGTCGCGGTTCTTGAGTGCGGCGTGATCAGTAATGAAAGTGTCCCTGATTCCTGGAACTGCCAGGAGATTGGTGCTCACGGTCATCGGATCTGTCATGATGTCGACTGCAGCTCTGTAGGAGTTGATTATGTTATTGAGCCTTCCTGCGCCTGACATCGTACCGTTGTTGGTGCCTGTGAGTCCGAGACCACCCGTGTATGAGGAAGCAGCCTTTCCACCAGCATCTGTTGAGGATGCCTTGTCAGTAAGAAGCAGGTTGTCCTTGTCCAGGATGTTGACGCCGTCGAAACCACCGTACATTGGGGCAGTGAACTTTGCGTAGTCCGTGAAACGATTGAACTTCACGGAGTTTGCGTGAACCAACGTGGCCAGAGTGATTCTACCAGAAAGAGTGCCATCAGTTACTGTGTAATTGACCGCGTCCGGAGCGCCGTTCCTGACGTAGGCGGCCTCCTTCATGTGCTCTGCGGCTGAACCAGTCAGTGTGGAGAGGCTTGTCTCTGTGTTAGAGAATGCGACTCTGGCCAACGTGAACTTGTTGTTGTTGAACGCGTCCGCACCGGAGCCGGTCACCAAGTTGTCAGCCTTGTAGATGCCGAGGAACTTGGAGTACGCACTCATGAGAGGGTTCAACAGGTCAGAGGAGTTTGGATTGTAGATCGAATTTGCTGTCGACGCTGTGAGTGGAAGTCTCTCGAACTTCGCTCCCCAGTACAGGCGTGCGTCAACTCTTTCATTCTTTCCAGGCTGTCCCGTGAACGCTGGGGTCGTGTTCGTCTCTCCGCGGGTGACCTTGAAGCGCATCGGCAGTGGAGGAACTATTGAGCTCTCGAGAGGAGTGACTGCATTTGCCGCCATTCTCACGGGAGTTATGTCTCCGTATGTCTTGCCATCGAATGATAGGGCGGTCGACTCTGCGTCTGTCATGGTGTTCGTGGTCTTTAGGACTGGAACTCCGCGGAAACCGAACGGAAGCGCGTCGGCTGGAACTTCTCTACGCTCGATTCCGGGATCAAGAACAACCCGAACAAAGGCAGAGCGATTTGGATACTTTCCTGAGATCACAATTCTACGCTCTTCGTCATCGGTCGCATCAAAGTTGAAGCGAGCTGCGAAATCACCGATCACTCTGGCGACGAATCTATCACTGGTGGGATCGAGATTGAGATTGGGGAACGCTTCAAGCACCGCAGGGTTGGTATCGCTGTCATCAAACTGGCGTACTTGAACTTCGAACGTTCCGTAGTCGTTGGCAGGATCAGTAGACGCGCGCAGGTTCGCTATAGAGACCTTGATCTTGTCGTTCGCATAGGCGCCATCACTGATAGCTTCAAAGTGGAACAGGTCAAATTCAACTTTGCCATACGGCTGGGAGATGAACTTTGTCGTCTGGGGAGCAGAGTATCTCGTATCGAATCTTCCAAACGAGTCTCTCCAGATATCACCCAATCCTGCAGCGTTTGTCGCAGAAGATCCCGAGAGGAGCACGACTGAGTTGCTGGCAAGATTTACAGGAGCTAGCTCATCTTCAACAGCAAAATCTGCATAGAGCAAGTGCTGAAGCTCCTGGAACTTCTTTGGATCTGTGTTGAGAATCTTTCCAATGTAGTTCTCGCTGTAAGGATCCAGCGACGCACTATAGACCCTAACTCCTGCGACTCCATCGTCGTTCGAGTAAGAAGATCCCTGGCTTGACGAGACGACGAACTTGAAGTTCTTCAGATCGCTGATTGTTGCGAGGTTTGTAGAAGTGTTTACGGCAGTCGCTGTAACACTTGTGTTGTGGCTTAGAATCACTCCCCTCGACGCTGTGGTGAAGAAAAGCATACCTCTTACTAAGTTCACTGCGTTTGAACCAGCTCCAGTAACCGAAGAGTTGTCGGAGAATATTGGATAACCGATAGCCTCAGAAGCTGAGAGATAATGCTTAGCGCAAAGGAAAGTCACAGCACCACGGTGCGGTGCGCCGGTGACATCTGCAGCCACACTGGCCACCTTGAAGCCGGCGTTCTTTACGATTCCGTAGAGCTCAGTGTTCGAGATATCCGCAGTGTTCTCATTCGCGCCAGCGCCGAGGACTCGAAGATATGTTACGGCATCCTTGTTCCTCAGGTACTCGCGGGCAGCATATGGCCCGTAGCGATCTGGATTTAAGGTGCCGAACTTGGTCTCAAAGTCCGCGAACGACCCGACCGTCACGGGCAAGAATGCGGGTCCCTTTTCCGCCGTTCCAATGATTCCGGCTGGGGTCCCTGTTGGGGCCTGCTGACGAGCAGAGAGGTCAATCTCTCTCTCGAAAAAGCCGGGAGAACGAAATGTTTGTTCAGCCATCCTAATCTCCTTTACGATTTGCTGTCTTTCATAAGTATCAGGCCGATCGTCAAGATTCCTTGACCTGCTCTATAACTAGAGACCCTAGATCGGTAAAAATTTGCTCTCTATAGACGGTCTCACCGACTCTCTTGTTGCTTGATATTGGCTTAAGATTCTGCCTAACTAATTGTCCCGTGGAGGAATCGATAAATTCCCGGGCAATGGTGACAGATTCTATGCCGCCAGTAGTTCCTCCAATACTGGTGCTTCCGTAGTATGGATCTCCGCTCACGACACCTTTCTCTTGGATCATCGTTGTCTGTGCTGGCTCATCATCGGGCATGACATCATTAAGTATGAAAGAGTCTATGTCAGTGCTCTTTACTCCGCCTTGCTTGATTTTTGTAATCTCGCCCCTGGCCTCAACAATGTCAAAGCTGACTGACGGCGCCGAATAGTACCTCTTGACTGTCTGCTTTGAGCCTGGATACTTTGGGTTAATTATGTAACCCACAACCTCCATATTGAAGCTTGATTTGACTACTCTTTCGTCGTCCGTGAAGTTGTCAAAGTTGTTTGCAGAGTTGATGCCTGATGTGAGATATGCAACAAAATAGTAGCCTTTCGGAGACTCAATCCTAAAAGTCTGAACCTGGTTTGTGTGTCCAGAACTCAATATCACAGTGAGCAGATCATTCATCTGTTGCATGTACTGAGTCCACACAGTTATCTCATAAGAGGCTAGAAAGTACCTTGGTGCTGGAATCGTTATTATCTCATAAATTCCAGCAGAAGGCTTATTTGAGATCTGCGGTGGAAGGGCTGCAGATGATATGTTCCTGCGTGTTGCCACTGTACCCGGCATGGCGCCGGAGCCATCTGGGGCGCCAGTCAGCTGTGAGATATAGTTTGAGCTGGTTGCTCGATCGGACTGATTTTGGATCTTTTCCTTATTGACAAGCCGCTGGTATTCAGGGTCCTTGTCAGAGATGCGACGCTTTATGACTATCTCATTTTGTTGATTTGTCCCCATCCCGCGTGAGACGTCCTTCTCGATGCCACTCCGTGTTATAGACACAACAGGGAGCACGAGAGTTCCAGCCTTGTCTCTAAGTGGAAGCTTGCGGCGCAGCAATGCAAATCTCTCGCCAGTGGCAAATACCACAGGGACTCTTTTAGTCTCGCCCTGCTTTTCGTATTGAAGTTCGAGCTCTTCATTGAAGAGATTGAACATAGCCCTGTCGACGTCTTCGATTGTGCACGGAGGTATGACGATCTCGCCATTGAGCGAATTCTCGGGCGTGACTCTCTCAGCGCCTGTCTGGTGCTTAGTCGACATATGCTCTACTCCTCATCATAGAAAGAAGATGTGAAGCCACCATCATCTCCACGGGGAGAAACTTCGCGAGGGCCTTCCTGCGGTAGATCGAGCTTGCCTTGCTTGACGAGCGTCCTATTGTCTGCAGTTGGCCCAAGTGAATTTTCAGCAAATCCACGTTGCTGAACAAACGTCTCTTGAATTGCATCTGGATCCGTGAATATCTGCTCGGTGGGACCAAGGGGTTTACGGTCAATGATGCCTTTCCTGGCTTGCTTCAGATCTACCTTGAAGCCGATTGGATATTCGACCTGGCCGAAAGCAATTTGATCTATATTGACTTTCAGAATCTCGTAGAAGAACTGTCCGAAGCTCAGAAAATCTCCCTCATTGATTTCTATCTCTTTGTCGAGAAGATCAGAGTACTGGAAGTACGCAGTCGCAGACCTGAACTGATCGACACCAAAGTTTGTAGTTGATGTCTCAGGGTCCTGCCACTCTACTCTTGCATCAATCTCTATCGGATGATCAAATATCTTCTCGATAGCTTCCTCGTACACATCATGCACTTCAGATATGTCTTCTCTCACGTGATAGTAGTATACTTTCTGCCCTACGACATCTTTGATTATCTCTTTAGTGATATCTGAGATGAAGTCCACTTCTCGCGGTGTGATGAACAGTCTTGCCATCTTAGCCTACCACAATGCACTTGCCCATCGGTATGGGAACTGCTTTTAGAACTTTCATTAGGTTATCTACTTTGCCAGCTTCAAGCTCAAGAATCTTGTCGTAGGTCATTGTCTCAAGCAGCTCTTTTATCTGCGTGTAGAGCTTATCCTTATCTTCTCTGCCCTGCGATATTAGATCACTTCCGTTGAGCTGGAGATCTCCTCCAGGAATTGGCACGCTGGCAAACTTGCTTCTCACCAATCCAAGCAGCTCTCTACAGAGAGCAAGCGTGTACTCTCTTATCCACTGCCTTCCCATCGAGTTCACAAATCGGTACTCTATGTTGCCAAAAGGCACTGATGACAAGTTGTTGACGCCGTATATTGTGGGGTCATTATATGCTGCCTCATCTGGTTTGCTCTGGAAGCCGACTCTAAACCAAAGCTTTGGAGGCTCACTCTGCGTTGGCGTAGGAAAGATACGGATATTTGTGCCGCTAGTCCTGTAAGAGTAGTTAGATCTCCTGACTCTATTTGAGAGTCCGAGCTGGCCGCCCCTCAGGACATCTTCGAACGTTGGAAGAACGTAGAACACAGTCTCAGGTGTGAAAGACTCAAAACTGAATTCGTTGTTCAGATAGTTGATTGCTGAAGTCGTATCAAAGAATCGATATGCAGCCTGCGGTGAGAAGTGGAAGATCTCATATATCTTCATTCTCCCGCCGGGGTTCAAGCTAGAGCTGAAGACTTTGCTGCCATCTGCCAGCACCAGATCCTCGTATATGTCATAGTCTTGCTTGTTCTGCGAAAGCTGTATCGAGCCTGAAATGGTGTTATGAGCACCGCCACCAATTGCGGCCTCTTGGGCGTATGGCATCGAGAGCCGAAGAAAGAAGTCCAGAGAATCGTGCAGAAACTTAGACTGGTGATTGCTGCCAGTCGGAGTTCCCATCAAGTTCGCGATCTGTGACTTTGCCTGATATTCATTTATGACCTTGCTGTACTCTAGAGTCGCCTCTTCCAAGCACGCCCAGATCTGCTTCTTAGTTAGCTCGACGCTGAGAATATCGTCGCCGAGCTTTCGCTTTACGAATTTCACGACGCCATCTGCTTCAGTCTGAAAGTCTGGATCGGCGTCGAAGAAACCGAACGGTGTCGGCATCAGGGTCTGGTGAAATAGTGAAGACATGAGAAGCCCCGCTAACCTATAGTCATATGTATGCACACGGGACTAAGGCTAACGGGGCTTCAGCTTTTGATTACTACTTTATCGACCGCGGCCAATGTAGCTGCTAACCCTAGCTTCTAGGGCAGCAATAGCTCCAACTAGGCCAGAGCTGTCAGCTGGCGCGGCAGCCTTAAGAGACTCAAGCGCAGTTGAAATCTCGTCAAGCCTAGACTCAACTAGAGACAACCTCTTCTCTACTCCGCTAAGATCAACAGTAGCATCAGGCGTCTTTGCGGTAGCAACAGTTGCCTCTACAGAATTCTCAAGCGGCGGGGTAGTAACAGTATTCTTTGCCATTTTTCCTCCCAGTGAAGATACTAACTTGGCCCTAAGATTTTTTTAGGATCTAGGGCCAAGAATAGAAACTATCAGTTACCGGAGATGGTGATGGAGCCGCTTCTAGCCATGACGCAATAGCTGTTGCCATCAGAAATTAGAGTCACTGAGTCGCCAACTGCAACTCCAGAGGCAAACGCCAGCTTGCTGCCGCGAGTGGTACCATCGGTAAATACCTTAGTTCCGTCTGCTTCAGCGGATCCCGTGAGAGCGTATGCCCTAGCATATCCAGCTCTTAGAGTCACAATGCCACCTGGGAAGGCAGATGCCAGAGGGACAGAGGCTGAGTGCACGAAGTTGACATTGAACAGGTATACTCCAGGAGCAGAGATGGCAGCATCAGCTCCTGCCTGGGTACCAGTGAGGCTCTGCACTGGTGAGAATGGTGTCGTCTCAAACTGGATTCCTGAACCTGCCTCCTGGATGAGGCCCCTTGCTGCATCATAAGTTACTTTTGGCATGTGATCCTCCTATGCTCCGAATGCTTCCAATCCCCCGTCGGTGTCAGGTGATCACTGGATTGGGCTTGTGATTATCTATACAGGAAAAACAGAATCGGCCACCCCGAAGGGTGGCCGACCTGTTGCCTTTCCGGCTAGAACATCAGATGATGTTCATGTCGAGGCAGGTCACGGTGCCGTAGAAATCACTACGCACCATCTTCTTGCCGTAGCGGGTCATGACACCCTTACGTGGCGTGAAGTCTTCCGGCTGGAAGATCGTCGGGGTGACGATGAGCGGGACGTACGGAGCGTAGACGTATCCAGTCTCCAGGTAGCTTCCGCCCTTGTAACCGACGAGGATCTTGTTACGCGGGAAGTACGGGTCCTTGTAGACCGTGAAGCGGTTCGAGAGGGTACCAACCTTCTCTGCGCCGATGGTGAACGGAGCGCCGACCTGGCCGGAGCCATCGATGCTGTAGTTCGGGCGGTAGAGGACGGAGGCCTCGAGAACTGTAGCAACCTCAGGCGAGACCA